CCCCTGTAAAAAAAGAATAGGGGGGCACCCCCCCCCTTACCCATCTGATCGTATACGCATACCGCTCACAATATATCAGATGTTACCTATACATCCCCCCAATAAAAAGCGGGAACCGCAATCGCTAGCTCCCGCTTTTAAACCTCATACCGACAACAGCAATGCGTGGCAAAGGAGATGTCATCCGCGATTCGCGGGTTAGTACTAAAATTAAGACAACCAAAATCAAGGAAAAGGTCATCCCCATTACTATACAAAATCCTGTAGCCCTGTCCATAAAAAAGTAACACGAACGTAAAAAAATATCGGTGACCCTACTTTGATTTAGCTACGCATCCGGGTTCAACACCCTTACAGCCGCACCGAAAGTGTGACATATTTATCACACCCAACAACAAATCGACATAGATTGTACAAAAATGTAGTAAAATATACTTTTATGGTAGTTGCACTAGGCTTGACAACGTGGCATATTCAGATCTTCCCAAGGAGGGCGGGGGTGTGGGAGGAATAGATCCTATAACCCTCCTAAAGTGTTTCATTGGGTTTTCGGTTTTTCACACAACTGAAAATAATTAAATCATAAAAGCATTAATATGTTTTTAAGTAATACATTTAAACTAAGGAGAATTGCGTCTTGACCAATACATCACACACACAGTTTGACGAATATCAAAAATGGACACGAACTACCGCTTCGTACCCAGATAGGCAGGCGGTTAATTATTGCGCTCTTGGGCTAGGTTCAGAAGCAGGCGAAGTCCAAAGTCTTATTAAAAAAGTAATCCGCGATAACGATGGCATCTGGACCGATGCAAAAGTACTGGACCTGGTCAAGGAACTTGGCGACGTTATCTGGTATGTTGCTAGGTTATCGGATGAATTTCGTATTTCATTTTCCGAAATCATGGAAGTCAATATAGAAAAGCTAACTCGCCGTAAAGAAGACGGTACTATAAAGGGCGAGGGTTCTGATCGATGACGGGGGAGTACAGGAGTAACATTAACCCGATCTTCCGTTCTAAGTTTAGCGAAGACATATTCAATTTAAAATATCGTCACGACAGCGCTGAAAGCTGGGATGAACTCGCACGCACTGTTGCGATTGATGTCTGTGGTATGTACCTGCAGAAGTCGGAACTCGAAGAACTGACAACCATGATACGCAATCAGGAGTTCTTACCGGGCGGCAGGTATTTGTACTACGCAGGCAGAGCAAACAGATTTTATAACAACTGCTTTTTATTGAAGGCAGAAGAAGATACCCGTGAGGATTGGGCATCGCTAGCTTGGAGATCAATATCATGCCTAATGACTGGTGGGGGGATTGGGGTAGACTATTCTATATACCGCCCAGCAGGAGCTTCTTTATCAAAAACTGGTGGTGTCGCTTCTGGTGTTATGCCTGCAATGGAAATTATAAACGAGTCTGGCAGACGGGTTATGCAGGGTGGATCGCGTCGCTCCGCTATCTACGCGAGTCTCGACGAAACACACGCTGACGTTCATCAATTTCTGGTTCATAAAAACTGGGATGAATACATTGTCCCCGGTACGGGTAAATCCCTGTCAGAAGTAAAGGCGGCAGGCTTTGACTTTCCGGCACCGCTGGATATGACAAATATTTCTGTTAACTATAAAACAGACTGGTTACTGAAATACTGGGAGACAGGTGAAGTCGGTGACGTGTTTAAGCAAAATATGGGGCAGGCACTGCGAACAGCGGAACCCGGTTTTAGTTTTAACTTTTTTGATCGCGAGAACGAGACACTACGCAATGCATGTTGCGAAGTAACATCCGAGGATGACTCTGATGTGTGTAACCTTGGTTCATTAAACTTCTCGAAGATTAAAACGCTAAAGAGATTACGCGAGGTTGTGGAACTGGGTACTAAGTTTTTGATTTGTGGTACTTTACGCGCACACCTACCCTATGAAAAAGTAGACGCAGTCAGACAGAAAAACCGTAGGTTAGGTTTGGGGATTATGGGGATACATGAGTGGCTTATCCAGCATCAGTCAAAGTATGAAGTTACCCCAGAACTGCACAGGTGGTTGCACGTTTATAAAACGGTATCCGATAGTACGGCTGATAAATTTACAGATGAGTTAGATGTTACTCCCTGTAAAGCAAAACGCGCTATAGCACCCAACGGTAGCATCGGTATCTTGGCGGGAACCACAACGGGTATAGAACCATTATTTGCTGTTGCGTTTAAACGACGTTACCTCAAGGGTAAGAACTGGCACTATCAATATGTCGTTGACAGTGCAGCGCAAAAACTGATTGATCTCTATGGAACAAAACCAGAATCCATCGAGTCTGCTCTTGATCTAGCCAGTGACTATAAACGTCGTATCGCATTTCAAGCTGACGTGCAGGACTACGTTGATCAAGCAATCAGTTCAACAATTAATTTACCGTCGTGGGGATCTGATCTTAACAACGAAGACACCGTCGATGACTTTACTGAGACATTAGCAAGTTATGCCCACAGGTTACGTGGTTTTACCTGCTATCCTGATGGTAGTCGTGGTGGTCAACCACTCACTTCTGTTCCTTATGAGGAGGCCATTAAGCAGGTTGGTGAAGAGTTTGTAGAGGCTATTGATGTATGTGATGTTACACAACGTGGAGGTGGATGTGGGTAAACCTGAACCTGAAACTGAACACGAACACGTAGAAAATAAACTTTTAACAGGGGGCATGACACCTATTCGCCATGCCTGCTGGCACTGTAAATCTGAACTAATCTGGAATAATGACTACTCGTTTGAGGAAGCGGGTTATGAAGGTAATGGGTTGCTTACCCACTTGTCATGTTCTGGGTGTGGCGCGTTTTATGAAATTCATAAGCTGGAAGAAGTAAAACATTAATTAATTTATAGTTATTACTATACAACTTAATTATTAAGTGCTAGGATTAAACATATTCTTTCTTCCTTGTGTGTACCCGGTAACATTGTTCTCCATTCAGTGTTACCGGGTTTTTTTTAAGATAGGCATATGTTGTGAATAGAATTATTTTATCACTTATATTTTTAGTTATTTGCGTTCCTCTATCGTCGTCGGAAACTAAAAAGCCTGTGGAATCGCCAATCTGTTCTAACTTTGTTACGCACAGGGGGTTTTTAAAAAGTGTGGGGGAGCAACCAGCATTCCGTGGTTTGTCAAAACGTGGTCACGTAACTGAAATATGGCTTGATGAAAAGACGGGTAAGTGGACAGCAGTAGTGACTTACACAACTGGCAAGATGTGTACTGTTGACTACGGTAACACAGGGGATTACTTATTGTTAAAACAGGGTGATCCAAGTTGACTACTGATAAATATGATATGGTTGGTAAACCGAAACACTACATGGTAAATGTTGGTAAACACCGACTTGAATCTTGGGACATACTTGATGCCCTATTTCGTCGCAACGCTATACTATGGAATGCAGGAAAATATTTAATGCGTGTTGGAACAGGTGGTAAAGACGACGACCTACAAGATCTAAAGAAATGTAGGCAGTATCTGTCGCGTGAAATATCTAGATTAGAAGCCTTGGAAAAAGCAGTGATGGACTAGCCAATCGATATATCGAATCAATCCCCGAAAATAATTAGTAGCGATAAGCATGATGTTGAAGTGTTTAAACATACTGAAGACACATCTCTTTATCGAGTCTATAATAAAAAAAACGTGTTGTTATATGTTGGTATATCTAAATCCATTATGAATAGATTATCTCAGCACAGGCGGGATAAGCCGTGGTGGGTGGAGGTATCCACAATAAGGGTCCAACATTTTTCAAGTCGCGTAAAAGCCGAGGATTTAGAGCAAAAAGCCATTAAAAAGGAAAAGCCGTTATATAATAAAGACTATATGCTTCTACATCTTAACGCTGAAAGGTCTCGTAGTCACGCCAAACTTATTGCTAACGCTGTTATGAAATTACAACTTACACATAAAAGTCTTAGAAAACTTTCTAAGGCAATGAACAGGGAAGATATCCCGACATTTCGTAAGGGGTCTAGGTGGCACCCCACAAGCGTGCAGAGATTATTGACAACCATTGAAATAACGAAGAGTTTTTAAAATGCTTCAGCTTAATACGCTCGAAGACATACAACATGCCATGCGTTTGCTAGAAGATAAGGAATCGGCAGACCGTGCGCAGGGTAGTTTGTTAGATTACTGTCAGCATCTATCGCCACAGTATATGCGACCAAAGCATATTAAACATCTTGCGTCTAAACTGGAAGCTGTAGAGCGTGGTGAAATATCCCGTCTGGCAATAAGTATGCCACCAAGACATGGTAAGTCAGAACTCGCCAGTAACTTTTTTCCAAGCTGGTATATTGGTAGGCATCCAGACAAATATGTTATATTTTCCACGTATGCCCAAGAGCTTGCTGACGATTTTGGTCGGAAAGTCCGTAATACACTACGTGATGAACGCTTTGGTCAGGTATTTCCAGACGTAACACTGGATGAAACTTCGCAGTCTGCTCGAAGATTTGGTACATCGCATCGAGGTAGTTACTTTTCGGTGGGTGCGGGGGGAGCAATCACAGGGCGTGGCGCTCACTTATTAATTATTGATGACATTATTAAAGGTCGTGAAGACGCAGACTCTACTGCTGTTCGCAACAATGTCATCGATTGGTACAAGTCTACTGCATATACACGCCTAATGCCGAAACCTTCTGCTGTTGTGATTATTGGTACGCGATGGCACGAACTTGACTTGATTGGACACGTTCTTGATAACGATGACCATGAAGAGTGGGAAGTAATTAATCTACCAGCTGTTGCGGAAGAAGATGATACGATAGGTAGGGAAGTTGGTGAAGCGCTTTGGCCTGATCAATACCCAGTCGAGCGTTTGCTTGAAATAAAAAAGACAGTTGGTAGTCGAGAGTGGGCATCTCTGTTTCAGCAGTCGCCCGCTGCAGAAGATGGTAATATTTTTAAGCGTCACTGGTGGCGTATCTGGCAGGATTCAGAACCACCACCGTGTGATTACTTGTTACAGTCATATGATACGGCGTTTAGCGCGTCGAGTTCCGCAGATTTTACGGCAATACAAACTTGGGGTGTGTTTGAGCGGGAAGGCGTACCCCAAGCAATACTGTTAAGCTGTTTAAACGAGCGCCTCGAATACCCACAGTTGCGTGAGCGTGCCTTAGAACTATATAAAAAGTGGCGACCTGATTCTGTTCTGATAGAAAAGAAAGCTTCGGGTCAGTCGTTGTTACAAGACTTACGGAGAACTGGTATCCCGGTCACGGACTACAACCCTGATAGAGACAAAGTATCCCGTGCGCATTCTGTAGCTCCAATGGTTGAGAATGGGCAAATATGGTTACCCCAAAACAAATACTGGGCTGATGACTTCCTGAACCAGTGTAGCAGTTTTCCTAACGGTAGGAGAAAAGATATGGTTGATGCCTTCACGCAGGCGATAATCAGATTAAAAACTGGTTACTTCCTACACTATAATATAGATGAGGAAGAGGATCCTTCTAGCCAGAAACGAAAGCGGTACTATTGGTGATTAACTATACTTATGTTATCTTGTCACTACTAAATAGGGAATTATATATATGGCTATTGAACGGGGATTAGACTTACTTGCTCCCGAATTAGTTGTTGATAATACTCAGGACATTTCAACTGAAATTGTAATTGAAACAGACCTTGAGTCTGGTGAAACTGAGATATCTATCGGTGACTATCCAACGAGTGAACTTATGGTTCCACACGGTGCGAACCTTGCTGATCATCTTGTCGATACGGAACTGTCTGCTTTAGCTTCAGAGCTTATTGAGGCTTACGATGAAGATCGTAGTAGCAGGGCAGAATGGGAAACCGCTCTTGTTGAGGGCATGGACATTCTGGGTATTCGCTTGGAAGAAGTTAGTGAGCCGTTTGAGGGTGCATGTGGTGCCCACCATCCAATGCTGTTGGAAGCATGTCTACAGTTTCAGGCGCGTGCAGTTGCAGAACTTTGTCCAGCGGATGGACCGATAAAAACTAAAATTATAGGTGGCAGTGACGAGGCAGTGATAGCGCAGGCACAACGTGTCGAGCAACATATGAACTATCAGGTCACAGAAGAGTGTGAAGAATACTTTGATGAGATGGATCGAATGTTGTTCATGTTGCCACTCATGGGTATTGGTTTCAAAAAAACTTACTGGGATGCGACCCTTAATAGAATTACATCACGCTTTGTTGGGGCACAGGATTTTGTAATAGATAATGAAGCGTCGGACTTGATGACCGCTTCGCGTTACTGTCATGCGCTGACGATGGATGCGAATGATATCCGAAAAATGCAAGTCGCTGGTGAATACCGTGACTTTGATCTGGGTACACCGACTGATCTTGATCGTGGGCAGATAAACGAAAAGGCCAGTGAAATAACAGGTGTAACATTCACAGGATACGGCGAGCGCTTCAGGGTTCTTGAATTCCACGTCAATCTAGATCTACCGGGCTTTGAACATACAGATGATGAAGGTAACATAACAGGCATAGCGTTGCCGTATATTGTTACGGTGCTTGATTCAAATAACGAAGTTTTATCCATACGCCGAAATTACGCGGAGGGCGATACAAATTACAAAAAATTAAATTGGTTTACAGTATACCGCTTTCTTCCCGGTTTAGGTTTTTATGGTTTGGGCTTTGTACATGTTCTTGGAAATCTCCAGCGTACTGCGACGGCGGTACTGCGTAGTCTTGTTGATGCTGGTCAGTTTGCAAACTTGCCGGGTGGATTTAAAGCCAGAGGGATGCGGGTTGCGGGAGATCAACCCATTTCTTTTGGTGAGTTTAGAGATATAGATGGAGTTGGTGATGACATTCGTAAGTCTATTATACCGTTACCTACAAAGGAACCAAGTCAAACACTCGCTATGTTATTGGGTAATATTGTTGATAATGGTCGTCGCCTTGCTGCTTCTACAGATTTACAAGTAGGGGATCAAAATACCAAAGAGACACCTGTCGGTAGTGTGGTTGCGATGATGGAGGCTGGACAGCGTCTGATGTCAACAATTCATCGACGATTGCACCGTGCCCAGCGTAATGAATTTAGATTAATGGCACGGCTAAACTATGAGTATGGTGACTTTGGTTCGTATACTAACGGGGCGGGTGACATCAGACGTGAAGACTACGACGGTAGAATAGACGTTATCCCTGTTTCAGATCCAAACATATTTAGTGAATCACAGAGAATTATGAGAGCGCAGGCACAGTTGCAGCTTGCACAACAATTTCCACAACAGCATGATCTTCCGGCAGCACTTAGAAGAATGCATCAAACCATAGGAACGGATGATATAGATGATATCTTGTTGCCTGATCGGGGTCCGCAACGTGCTGACCCTGCTACTGAAAACTTTGCGTTCATGCACGGTAAGGCTGCGAAAGCTTTTCCTGACCAAGATCATCAAGCCCATATCCAGACACATCAAGCGTTTCTAATGTCTATGCAGGGTGACAAGAATACGTTTAAACAGCTTGCACCCCGTATGAATGCACATATTAACGAACACATTGCGCATCAGTACAGGCAACAGATTGAAGCGACAATACAACAACAGCTTCCTGACGCGCCAGATTATAATCCTTTAAAACCAACAGCGCCTTCAGATTACATGGAACTCGATCCTGCAATGGAGAATGAACTCGCTAGGATGCAAGCGCTGGCTGGTCAGCAACTTGCTCAACAGGCACAACAATTACAGCAAGCACAGCAAAATCAGCAGGCAATGCAAGCTCCACAGATGCAGGTGGCGATGCAACAGCTGGCAATTGACAAACAGAATAGTGATGTTAAGGCGTTTAAGGCCAAGGCGGATGTCGAGTTGAAAGCAGCTGAACTTCAGGCTGAAATAAACGATCAAAACCTAGATCGCGAACTCGAAGCAGAATCAAAAATATTAGACGCGCAGATCAAGGCGGCAGATCAACGATCTCGCGTAGCCGCTGCCGCTATGAACGTGTCTCGTAACAACTAATAAAGGAATTAAAAATGGCTGATGATGCAACCCTAGCTCTTCAAGCAACGATGTTGCCTGAAGATATACAATTGACTATTTCAGGTGCAATGTCTGTAGCGCCTGCCGATGCTACGCAGAAGTGGTATTACAAACATACGGCAATCAGCCACAGTGCCAGCGCAGATTTAATAGCGGGTCATTATATTAATAATGCCGCAACAACATCTACAACCGCACCTCAAGTTGTTGCCACTGGTGACCTTGTTAAATTTTTGTTAGTTAAAAATGATTCTTCGGGTGATGGTATTATGCTGTCAATAGATGGCGGTGCAGCAGCCCACGATTTAGCTGACGGTATTTTTATCGGTGCATCTGAAACATGGTTTGGTAGATTGCCCAACGTAACTGTTGGAAACCTTCACTGTATTGCTTCTGATGATGGTGGTGCAGGAGACGCAACTGTTAATGCACAGGTATTCGCATTACTGGATGATGTGTCAGTCTAATGGCAACACCCGCTAAAGGTAAGCGGTTTGTTAAGAAGGTTAAGAACCCCACGACAGGGCGAACGCGCAAGGTGTCGTTTGGACAATCCGGCAAAGCAAAGGATGGAAAGGACCGTATCCGCCCCGGCACATCTAAGGGGTCGAGTTACTGTGCGCGATCTGCGGGAATAAAGCGTGACATGTTAGCAAAGGGTGGCAAGTCTGCTAAGAAAGCACGCGATCCTAATTCCCCAAATAATTTATCTAGAAAAAAGTGGAAGTGTAAGGGAACCAAATCAGTGAGGTGACGATGTTTTCAGAACGGCTTATAGCACAGATAATGTGTTTTATACTATTTTGTATTCTTGTGTACTTTTCTTCACTTTAATGGAGTTTTTTTTATCAAAGTACTTCATGTAACCCTATTCAAAATTATCCTTAAATATGCAACAAGTAGGCAAGTCGAACCATGATCACTAGGAATAGTAATGCCAAGCAAAATAAAAGATCTACATACAAAAGAAATAGATCTGAACAAGATAATACCGTTTCCAAAAAAAGTTTACGAAGACGCGGAGTGGTTAGGGGAAAAACTAAAACAAGATGCGCATGAAATTAGGTGTGTTCTTGGTGTTGTCTTTTTTAAAGACGGTGAGATAAGCCTTGCTTCTACAAAACTTAATGTAGATGACTTGGTACTTGGCACAAAATTCCTAGATGTTTTTGCGAGCGAATGCATTGCAACACATTTAAGGGGTGATGACGAATGAAAGAACAATTACTTAAACAGATTAATCAACTAAAAAATGAACATGTTGCTTATTCTGGTGAAGGGCGCTGCAGTAACTGGGATGAATACACGCGGATCTCAGGTGCAATTTCAGCGATTGATCGCGTGCTAACTATCGTAGAGGAACTGCGTGATGGGAACGAAGAAGATTAGTGAAGAAACGCTTGAGTCAATTAACTTGGCGGTAACTCCAGCGGGATACAGAGTTCTCGTTGCGGATGAACCAACTGAAGAAGTAACAAAGGGTGGCATAATGTTGCCTAACTCGGCAATGGATCTTGCGAGAGGAACGTGTGTTTTAGGCACCGTTGTTTCGTTAGGTGATCTGGCTTACAGCAGAGAAGATATGCAGGAATACGATGACTGGGTAGATCCCGGTGATACAGTAACCTTTTCCAAATATGCTGGCATACGATTTCGTGTTCACGGTAACCCCGTTCGTATTTTAAACGATGATGAAATTCAGGCGGTTATTAAAGATAGGAGCGCGTTACAATGAGTGATGAACAAGCAGTAGAAGAAATAGTGGAGGATGAAAGCGTTGTTGTACTCGACGACGATTCCAGCACAGAACCTTCATCAGCAGAAGAAACAACAGCGTCTGCTTCGCCGGAAGGTGAGGGTGACGATTATAGTTCCCGTGTAAAAAAACGTATTAGTCAAGAAGTAGCGAAGCGTCACGAAGCGGAGCGACGTGGGGCTGCTGCAGAAGAACGTCTTATAAAATTACAGCAGGCTTTTAATACAGCACAAGCCAACGCATTAACATCAGGTGAGTCTGCAATAGAGGCACAGAAGACGACGCTTCAACGGGACTATGACGACGCTTATAATAGTGGTGACACCACAAAGATGTTTGATGTTCAAGACAAGCTCTCTAGATTAAACAATAAGAGTTCTGACTTTGAACGGCGTAGGCAGGAACAGGAGCGTTGGGAGAATTCAAATCGTCAGACAGCCCAACAGCAACAGTTTCAGCAACAACAACCGGCATCACAGCAACAGGCTCAACCAGAACCGAAGGCTGTTGAGTGGGCTAGAAAAAATAACTGGTTTGGGCAAGACGAGATATTAACTGGATCGGCGTATGCAATTCACAATCGCTTGGTAAATAGCGAAGGATATGATACAACTAGTAATGAATATTACGAAGAATTAGATCGAAGGCTTAAAGATGCCTTTCCACAAAAATTTGGTCAGGCTAAAGCGCGATCTCAACAAACTTCGCCAGTTGCTGGAGTGACGAGAGGCTCCAACAAACGCACGATCAAACTCACCCAAGCACAGCTTGATGTATGTAAAAGATTGGGCGTTTCTCCAAAAGACTACGCTCGTTACGTGGAGTAGGTTAAATGAATGCAACCGTTAAACACGCTGATCGCGAAATAAAAAATCGCGCAAATACCCAACGGGCAGTTTATGTCCCGCCAAGTCAACTTGATGCACCGAATGCTAAACCCGGATTGGTTTACAGGTGGGTCAGGATTTCAATTCTTGGGGCTGATGATGACAAGAACTTGTCTGTTCGTCGGCGTGAAGGATGGGAGCCTGTCAAACTTGAAGAGCATCCAGAGTTTATCGGATCGGTTCACCAAGAAGGTCGATTTGCTGGCGTTGTAGGTCAGGGTGATTTGATTCTAATGAAGAATACTGTAGAGCAGATTTCTGCAAAACGGGACTATATAGACGGTAAAACAGATCGTTTATTAACAGCCGTAGACAACAGTTTATTTAAAGAACAGCATCCCACTATGCCGATTAGCATTGACCGAAGATCACGTGTTTCGACGGGTGGTGGTCGAGGGGTTCAGTTCGACGACTGAGCTTAAAGATTGCCGCTTATTCTTTTAATTTAAGGAGGCGATAAAATGGCAGCTTACGGTTTTCAACCGCTGCGTCATCTATCGGGTGGTGAAATCAGAACTTCTGAGTACACTATTGCGATAGACTATAGCACCGAAATCTTTTCGGGTGATCCCGTCAAGATAGTGGCAGCTGGGACTTTAGAAGTCGCGGCAGCAGGTAACGTCATACTCGGCGTATTTCAAGGCGTATCTTACGTCAAATCAGATGGTGAAGTTGTGTTCTCCAAGTATTGGCCCGGTGCGGTTTCTGGTGCAACGGATGTTGTTGCGTTGGTTATTGATGATCCAATGGTCACATATAAAGTTCACGACGATGCAGTAAGTGATTTCTTAACGGCAGCAGATCTCGGTACATCTGGCGATCACGTTGCTGGTTCTGGAAGCACAGCAACAGGTTTATCTGGCTACATGCTGGATACAAGTGGTTGTTCTGCAGCACAAGCTGGGTGGAAAGTTGTTAGAAAACTTGCACTCCCCGATAACGATTATGGCTCCGCTGCTGGAAGCCAAGTCCAGATGGAAGTGACATTGAACGAATCGTTCTTTGGTCAGTTCACAGCTGGCATATAGGGAGGTCTGATTAAATGGCTGCAATAGTAAGGTCAGACCACGCCAAAAGTTTGGTGCCCGGTCTACACGCTTTATTCGGAATGGAGTACGATAGGTACGACAACCAACATGAGCGTTTATTTGAGAAAGTTTCTTCAGACAGAGCGTTTGAAGAAGAGGTTCTACTGTCTGGTTTTGGGGCGGCTCCAACAAAAGCTGAGGGTGCATCGGTAACATTCGATACAGCACAAGAAGCATGGACTGCACGTTACTCCCATTCTACAGTGGCCTTGGGCTTTAGTGTATCGAGTGAAGCGATGGAGGATAACCTCTATGAGCAACTTTCAACTCGTTATACGAAAGCACTTGCTCGATCAATGGCACACACCAAGCAGGTGACTGCCGCTAACATCTTTAACAATGCGTTTTCATCCAGCTATAAAGGCGGTGATGGTGTCAGCTTGGCTAACACTGCACACCCTCTTGTTTCTGGCGGTACGTTTTCCAATACATTTTCTACGCAAGTAGACTTGTCGGAAACTGCACTTGAGAATGCTGTTATTGCTGTCAACAACTTCGTCGATGATCGTGGTCTACCAATCGCGATTACACCTCGAATGTTGTTAATACCTTTCGAGCAACAGTTTGTTGCAGAACGTATCCTGAAGTCTCAGTTAAGACCTGCTACTTCAGATAACGATCTGAACGCACTGAACTCTATGGGTATGTTCAGCGAAGGTGTTGAGGTCAATGCATTCCTGTCTGATACAGATGCATTCTTCATTCTAAATAACTGCCCAGACTCTCTGAAATACTTTGAGCGTCTTGGTGTTACTACTTCGAATGAAGGTGACTTCGAGTCCGATACCATGAAATTCAAATCAAGAGAGCGTTACAGCTTTGGTTGGTCTGATCCTCGCGGTGTCTACGCATCAAGCGGTGCCTAATTAAATGGGTGGGGGTTTTCCCCCACCTTTCTTTTCAGCGGCTCAATAATGAGTTTGGGGGAGACCCCGCCTAATTGCAGAAAGGTTGCAATATTATGCCAATATCTAATTACCCTAACGGGTTCGCTTCTGGTGTAGCTATAAGAGGTATGCCAATTCTTAATGGTTATGGTGGAGACATCTACTGGGTTGATTCTGGTGCAGGATCCAATTCCAATGATGGTACTCATAACCGACCCTTTTCAACTCTGGACTACGCGGTCGGTCGCACAAAAGCGAACAACGCCGATATAATAATGGTGAAGGCTGGACACACTGAAACGGTCACTGCTGCAGCGGGTTTAGCTCTAGACGTGGCTGGCATCACTATTATAGGTTTAGGCAACGGTTCAAATAGACCTACAGTCAATTTCACAACGGCTGTCGGTGCGGATATGGATGTTGATGCGGCAAACATCACCATTTCTAATTTCTTATTCACAGGCGGTATCGATGCCACAACTGGTATAATCGATGTCAATGCAGCTGACTTTTCTATGATCAACTGTGAGACACGCGATGTGACGGGTCAGATGACTGACTGCATTGTTGCGGATGCTAACGCAGATAGAATGTTGATTGACGGCTGGACCCATCGTGGTGCTGCTGCAGCTGGTGCTGAGTCTGCGTTACAGTTAATTGGTGGTGATAATGCTATGATCCGAAACTTTTGGATCGATGGCAACTTCGGAACCGCTTGCATTGAGAACGTAACGACGGCGGCTGTAAACCTTACCGTTAATGGTGGTGCAAACGGTTCGTATGCAAGAACTCGCAATGCTGATGATATAATCTTTACTGCTGTAGCAACCACAACCGGGAATGTTGGCCCAAATATTTATGCCCGTGTGGCTGACGACGCTGCCAATATCACAGAGGCATTTGCTGGTGCTGATATGCAATTCTTTCAACCAATTGCTATTGCTAACGCTGACGGTGAAGTTGGCCTCAATACCAATAAAACCGCTTCAGCTGACGCTTAAAAAGGAGACTGAATATGCCGGGTGGAAAAGGAACTTATGGGAAAACGAGGGGGCGACCTAAAGCAATGACCCCTGAACAAAAAAAGAAGATGATGGCTATGATGAAAAAGAAAACGAAAACGAGTAGGGCTTAATTCATGGCAGATCTAGTCGCCTCAACAACTATCCAAGATGGTCAGAGGCTGGCTGTTATGCGTTTCACTAATGTGTCCGATGGGTCTGGGGAGTCTGCCGTTGTAAAGGTAGACGCTTCAGCCCTAGAGGCGATGGCGAACGGTAACACCTCGACCAACTTAAAGATAATGAAGTGTTGGTGGACTGTATCGGGGATGGATGTTGATCTTCTCTGGGATGCCTCAACAAATATTCATGCGCTTAGTTTAACATCTGACGGTGCTGGGTTTCTGGATTTCAGTAGCTTTGGTGGAATACCAAATACTTCCGGCGGTGGTAAAACCGGGGATGTTTTATTCACTACCAGAGGACACACAAACTTAGATACCTACACGATAATCCTAGAGCTTCAGAAGGGTTAAGGCTATGGCGGTTTCGGGAACTACTGCATTCAACATGACGGTAGACGAGATCATTATAGAGGCTTATGAGCGTTGCGAGGTTAATAGTCCAACAGGACATCAACTCCGTAGCGCTCGACGCTCCTTGAACCTTCTTTTGCAGGATCTTGGGAATAGGGATGTGCATCTGTTTAAACAAGCTCAACAGACGCTGTCTACTGTTGCATCTCAGACATCCTATACACTGGATAGTGATGTTCTAGATGTCTATGATGTCTATGTTTTATCAAGTGGAACAACAGGATCAGAAATATCTGTTGCGCGTTACACGCAATCTGAGTATGCGGCAATGCCAAATAAATCTAACGAAGCCAGACCTAGCCATTTTTATCTCGACAGGGAAAGAGATGCGCCTAAGTTGTTTTTGTTTCCAACACCCGAACAGGTGTACACGATCAACTATTTTGAGTATACTCGAATTCAAGACGTTGGTGATTACACGAACACACTTGATGTTCCTGTTAAGTTTTTACCTGCTGTCATAACGGGCTTGTCGTTTCTTCTCTCGGAGAAATTGCCGAAGATGGATCCCGCTCGCACAACGCTGTTTAAACGGCGCTACGACGAAGATGTTCTTCGGGCTATCCAAGAGGATGAAGAACGCACGTCATTGTTTTTGACACCAAACATAGCGGGTACAGGTTTTGCGGCACGGATCGGGTAAAAATAGTTTCGGGTATTGTGACATCACAGGGGAGAGGGTTCCGTATCGCAAACTCAAAACCCAGTGGAATGGCTTGCGTGTAAGTCCACGGGCTTATGAGGCCAAGCATCCACAGCTAACACCTAAAAGGTTTATCAGGGAGAACTTATCCCTTAAAAGCCCAAGACCAACAGATGGTTTTAGTATAGGTACTGTTACCAGTTTGTCAGTTGAGTTCCCGTCAACATCAGGGCAGGGAAGTGATCCAGTCTAATGGCGACATTTTTAACACTAAAAACAGACATACAGGACTGGCTCGATAATAACACTACAGAGCTTGCCGGACAGCTAAATCAAATTGTTCAGAACGCTGAAGATCAAATAGCTGATGATGTAACAGAAGACGCTTTCTTTTCCTCTACCACTGGGGAAATGACTATAGGCGACGATACAATTATTAAACCAACAAACGAACGTGGCATCAGATATTTTCAAATTACAAGTGGATCAAGTTACATTCAGTTGGAGCGTAGGGAAGTAACCTTTCTAAAAGAGTTTTACCCAAGTACCAGTGATACGGGCACCCCAAAGTATTTTGGAGAGTTAAACGCAACAGAATTTTTAGTTGCGCCAAGTCCATCTGCGGCACACGCTTATGAGATTGGATTTACTCAGCGGCTGTCTAGGCTGTCTGCGTCTAATACTACTAACTTTTTAACTGATAACGCATACCAACTTTTATTATACTGCTGTCTTAGTCATGCATCCGCCTACATAAAATTTCCAGAAGCGGCTGCGATGTACACACAGTTTTACGAGCGTGCATTGGCTGGCGTAAACAAGCGCTATGCAAGACAGCAAGTCACAAACTATAATGTTCCGGCGGTGTAATACATGGCAGATTCAGCAACCACAGCATTAAGATTTAGAGATCAGGAATCAGGTGGTAACGATGGCACTTGGGGAACTTTGACTGACGTTAACTTTGCGTTGGTAGAAGAAGCTATATCAGGTGTTTTAACAAAAGACATATCAGGATCAGGAACGACGACGCTGACAACAACAAACTTTGTCAGTGACGAAGCACGTCATATGACCCTGAAGTTAACGGGCACACTGACGGGAATTAGTTACGTTGTGTTACCGAATGTGGAGAAGCTTTACTTCATACATAATACTACAGGCGGTGAGTTTACTGTCTACGTTAAGACCAGTTCTGGGGATAGTGTTGAGATCCCGGTTGGTAAGGACATTATATATGTTGATGGCAGTAACGTCATAACAACACTGCTTGGTGCTTCTTTAGCAAATATTGTTAGCGCCGTTAACACAGGGACTCTGGCAACACTGGCGGCAAATATTGCTGCTATTAATGGTGTCCACGCAAACGCGACTAATATCACAACTGTAAGTGGCATAAACGGAAATGTCACAGCCGTAGCAAATAATTCCACGAATATTAACGCTGTGGCAAATAACAAAACAAATATTGATTCAGTTGCCGGGAACTCATCAAATATAAATACTGTGGCTGGTGTTTCATCTAACGTAACCACTGTTGCTGGAATAAGCTCTAATGTCACAACCGTCGCTGGTATATCAAGCGCAGTTAGCGGTGTTAATACAATTGCGTCACACGTAAGCGCAGTTAATACCGATCCTTTAAAAACAAATATTACAAATGTCTCTGGTAATTCATCAAATATAAATGCCGTTGCTGGTAATTCATCAAACATAAATACTGTTGCTGGAATTTCCAGTAATGTTACAACGGTGGCTGGAATTAGTACGGATGTTTCGGGCGTAAATGCAATTGCTTCTGATGTTACAGCTGTTGAAAACATCGCATCTAATGTAACAACGGTAGCCGGGATTGCATCAAATGTAACTACGGTTGCTGGAGTTGCGTCAAATGTTACGACTGTTGCTGGAATTGCGTCAAATGTTACAAGTGTTGCTGGAATAGCTTCGGCGGTATCAACTACCGCAACTAATGTTTCGGCGGTTACAGCATTCTCTTTAGTGTACCACGGCGCGGCTAGTTCAGATCCGTCAGCTAGGTCTAACAGTTCGAGCTTGGTTGCAGGAGATCTTTATTTTAATACGAGCAGCGGGGTGCTTAAAGTATATTCGGGTTCAGCATGGCAGACGGCAGCGTTAGACAGTAGTGCCTTTGCGACTTCCGATTTGCAGTTAAGTAACAGTACCCAGCACAACATCCTTGTAGCTGATGGCACAAACTTTGAGTCAGTTGCAGTCGGATCGCTTTCCGCAATATCAACTGTTGCGTCTGACGATCTTCTTCTAGCAATAGACACTTCTGGTGGCGGTCTTAAAAAGATACAGAGAAGTGTATTGGTCGCAGGTCTTGCAACTTCTTCAGCCATATCGGAAATATCTGAGGATGATTCTCCACAGTTGGGCGGTGATCTCGACACCAATAGTTTCAATATACAGTTTGACGATGCTCATGGCATAAACGATGACAGCGGCAATGAACTCATCATTTTTCAAAAAACAGCAAGCGCAGTAAACCAGATTGATGTAACGAATGCCGCAACTGGTAATCCTGTAGAAATATCTGCAACAGGTGGTGACACAAACATTGGTTTGAAGTTGACACCGAAAGGCTCCGGTCAGGTTGTTCTCGATGGCAACGTAGGCATAGAAAGTGGTCTGATAGATTTAAAGAATGGCGGTTCTGTATCTGCCGTTAGATTTTACTGTGAGAGTTCAAATGCTCACTATGCAGCCGTGGTGAGTCCTGCTCATTCAGCATTTTCTGGAAATGTGACATTGGTGCTTCCATCAACAAGTTCCAACTTGGTTGGCGACACCGCTACGCAGACACTGTCTAACAAAACATTAACTGCACCAAAGTTTGCTGATGCTGGTTTCGTCGCTGATGCAAATGGTAATGAGCAGGTTGTGTTCCAAACAACAGCTTCTGCCGTAAACGCTCTTGAGGTCACAAACAGCGCAACTGGGGATGCCATTGTACTAGGAGCATTCGGCAGTGACTCAAACGTAGATATAGACATTACGCCAAAGGGTACTGGTGAAGTAAACATCGCCGCTTCTAATTTAAATTACGGTGGCACTGCTGTTAGTTCGACTGGTGCTGAACTTAATCTAGTAAGTGGTTCAAGTGCAGCAACAATTGCTAACAGTAAAGCTGTAATTTACGGATCGAGTGGCGAAGTAAACGCGACAACCTTACAAATAGCAGGAACTTCTATCAGTGCTTCTGCGGCTGAAATTAATAAACTTGCCAGTCTCTCAACTACTGCCGCTGAACTTGAACATGTCGCTGATGTGACATCTGCAATTCAAACCCAACTTAACACAAAAGCATCAACAGGCAAGGCTATCGCTATGGCAATGGTATTTGGCTAAAAGGAGATAAACAATGGCAAATCCTAATGTAGTAGCAGTAACATCTATTCTTGCGAAAACAGTTTTAGACGCAGATGTAGCTGCCTCTGCGGTGACTCTTTTAACTTGTGCTAGTGATAAACTGTGTAAGATAAACTCGTTAGTAATAGCAAATATTGATGGAACGAATAGTGCAACAATATCTGTTTGGATATCTAGAAGTAGTGCTGATCACTATCTACTTAAAACAGTAGCTGTTGCAGCAGACGCAACACTAGTTGCACTAGATAAAAATATGGGACTGTATCTTAATGAAAGCGATGTACTTAAAATACAAGCAAGTGCCGCTGGAGATCTTAGTGCTGTATTATCTTATGAAGAGATAGATGACGCTTAATGAGACTTATAGGTGACATAGCTTTAGATGCTGAAGTACGAGCTATTGCTAGTGGTGCAATAACAGATGGTTCTCCTGTTGTTGTAAATTCTACTGGTACTGTTAGTGGTACTATTACACCAGCATCAGCAGCGGTTG